GGCCTCGCGGCCACCACCCGTCAATGGGTGACTTTCCTGCAGAATCTTGGTTTACACCATGTCGAGGAAGGACCCTCCAACCTAAAGGATCTTCTATATGGTTGATTTTACTTATCCCTTTGTTAGGGGGGAAGTATCGCGAGGTGGGACGTGGCATAGTTGGTGGCTTCCTGGTACCCCAGTTGATGGGATTCAGGAGCATACCACCTACATGATGCTCGGCCAGAACTTCACGATCAGCCATAAGAAGGACCGGGACGGTAAGTACCGTTCCGGTGACGCCTGGCTCTCTAACAAGCGGGAGATCATTACTTCGGGCGATTTTGTTTCAGTATATCGCCCTGGTTTTGGTCTCGCCTACGAAGGCTACTGTGTTACCGTATCAAGTGAGAATATCACTTATGATGCGGGATACGTGTCCGACGTAGGTGGCACTTTTCATGAGACGGAAGTTTTAACGTCTTATGGTGCCCAAGCTTATGCGGCTCTTAAACCGGATCAACCGGATTTTGAGCCCATGGCTTCATTGCTAGAGCTACGATCAGCTCCTGGAGATCTCTGGGACCGTCATAAAAGATGGCGAGAGAAATTCAAGAAAGTTGATCGTCCCTGGTATTCCAAAGCGGGTAGGTACCACCTTGCAATTCAATTTGGGTGGCTTCCTTTGATTTCTGACACACTAGACTTTACACAAGCCTTTTGTGATAGAAAGAAACGCTTTGACCAGATGTGGCGTGATGCGGGAAAGCCTGTTCGTCGTCGCCGACTTTTAACGAAATTCGGCAATGTTCATGACAAAAGTGGAGCCGATACATCCTACTGGACGTACGGTACCCCATATAGTCCGAACATCAAACCAACGTTTGTAACTCAGTGTTACGGCGGTGGGCTTGCGACGAGCAAGTTTGAACAGTTCTACGGAACCCGTGTTTGGTGTGCTGGAAGGAGTCGTTATTTCCTCCCCGTTGCACCAGACAGGGCGTATATAGATCGAATGCACAGCAAAATTTTAGGGCTGTACATCGATCCGAACGCTGTTTACAATGCCATTCCCTGGACTTGGCTTGGTGACTATTTTGGAACTCTTGGCAACTTGTTTGATGCCATTAGTCCTAATATAGCTGATTACGTGGT